CTTTTATTAGAAGATTGTTAGCTGTCCCTGAAGACCATGTAACAAGCAGATTATTTTACGATGCAGTGATTGATGTTGAATCTTACTCTCAAAACTATTTAAGAAATGAACAAGATCCGAACGTGTCAGTGGAAGACACAAATAAAATTTATAATGCGAGACCAAACCTTCTTGACTTATCTGACACCATTCCATTGTCAGCCAAAGCTGATCGTGCAGAAGTTGTTTCTGAAAAAGAAAGCAGTTTAAAAATTATTAAAAATTTACGCAAAGAAATGATGGACAATGAAGAATATAAAAAATCTAATCCAAGGTTTTATTATAAAGAACAGGAAAGAATTGAAGATGAGATACTCGCAGAAATGAAAGTGTTTATTAAATCTTATAACGCAGCAATAGCAAAAGATAAAAAGTAAAAAGCGAAGCCGCCAAACATACAGTAAAAGGGGGGTTATATGATTAACTGGCAGCCCCGCAAGAAGGTATCAAACCTCAAGATATCAAAGATATAGTATTCTCACAAGCCTCATTAAGATAATCTTTCGACAAGTGAGCATACCTATTAACAATATTAAAGTCGGACCACCCACCAAGATGTTGCAGGGTATGTAGGGGAGTACCATTCTGCACATGATGAGTAGCCCATGTATGTCTAATGTCGTGCCACCTGAAGCCCTCTAAGCCACACTTTTTAAGTGCCTTATACCATCCAGTGTTTGAGGTTCTTGTAAGCTTCCTACCAGCGTATGTGAAGACGTAGGGACCAATTTGTTTTATGTTGTTCAACAACTCTTGTGCATCTTTATTTAAAGGCACCGCAAGAGATCTCCCATTCTTGGTCTCGTCTGCATGAATAGATACCCATCCGTCTTGTATATCTTTCCATTTTAGGTTTAGGCAGTTGGACATCCTGACACCAGTCATAAGGGAGAAAACAAACACAGGTTTAAGGTGCTCAGGCAAAGCCTCATGCAACCTAGCACACTCCTCAAGCGTAAAGAACTTCACCCTCTTGGATGACTCCTTGACTCTTTTAAGAGTTGGCTTTGTGTCCAACCAGCCTAAATCTTCGTAGCAGTAATTAAGAACTGCTCTTAAAAAGTTTATGTATCTGTTGACAGTACCGGGAGATTTTTTTATCCCCGCCCTAGCGTTGGCTAGATCTTCTTTAGATAACTTATTAATATTCTTTTTACCAAAACACTTAGTAAAATATTTAATGTAAGTGGGATCATTCTTCCCGGGATTCTTAACTTCATAATATCTTTGTACGGCTTCATTGAAATCTTTCATTTACCTTGCCCCCTATATTTTTTAAAGTTAGCTTTTTTCTTTTTGTTCATGCCAGAACCATAACTAAGTCTTGAATTACCTATAGAGGTTTTTTTCTTAACCGATATAATTGATTGTACTGTTTTTGCTTTAGCCATTATGAAACCCTCCAAACTCTCCAGCCACCATCGACAGTTCTTATAGCAAAGTTTCTATCAAAGTCCCTTAAAGTATTTTTATAGTTATGAGCCCTACCACGAAACCTCACAGCCTCCTGATAGTCATGAAAAAAAACAGAGTCATCTACCTCCATGGCATATAAAGCCTCTTTTATTTCGTCATGTTTTCTTGTTGAGTGTTTCTGCCAGTTGGGTGGCATCGGTATATTTTTTTCAATCTTTAACATATAAACTCCCTTTTAATGTTTAAGTTAAGATTATAAAGACTTTGTATACTTAGTCAACTTAATAATACTCATCTAATAAATTTATTTGTTTTAATTCTGAGATTGGTATGTTGTAGCAACTTGTTAAAACCTTCCAATTATTACTTGGATCTATTGTTCCTTTTTTTAAAAAATTTGCTTTTTTAAAATATAAATCTTTTTCTAAATATCCGAGGACCCAGATTATGCTGTAGTCTTTTTTGACTCTAGTAAATACATAGATGTCACAGTTTTGATGTGTACTGGTTTCAGCTATTGAACATTCATACTCTAACTTAGGTCTTGTAGAAACTCTTTTGGTTTTAACATCTATTTTTTTATTGTTATAAATTAAATCGTAATCATAAGTGTTTTTATGTTCAGCGTTTAAAAGTTTGGCAACTATTATTTCGCCAATAAATCCAGCCACGTTTCCCTTGCCTTGGGTAATTGAGTTGTTAAGCATGCCCATTTTTTTTGACATAGCTGTAGCCTGTTTGATGCATGAGTCTGGAACATGCACCTCTAACATGGTTAGATTATTTTTCGTATTTTGATTTGATTGTTTGATAGTCATCTTCTGAAAGAATAGACTGAAGCGATATGTCATTAAACTTATGATCTGAAGTAATGATCTTTGTAAGTATAGCAATACACTTATGATCTTGATCAAACATTTCGCCTTGGCTGGTAGCCACAGAGAGAACTCTTTTGATGGCGTCTCTGATTGTAAGGTTGTCTATGGTTTTCAATTTTTGATACTCCGCCCAACGCTCGTCCTGAGATTCTAATTGTCTAATCTTAAATCCAGCAGCGGCATTCTTTATGTTAATAAGTTTTTTTTGCTGAGCTGACATTGTGTTCCACTCAGTAATTTCTTTTTGAGTTCTGCCACAGGTGTGACAATATAGATCTCCATATGTTGTAGAGCAGACTCCCCTACAAGGGCTGCCATCTAATCTAGCCTCCCCTTGGAGTGAAGCAAGCCTCTCATTAGATGAAAGGCTCGTTGTTTCTATTGGAGTCATTTCAAATATTTACGAATCTTTTTTTGTCTCGCTTGTATTTGATTCTACTTCATCTGTTTTACTTTGTACAACCTTAAAGCCATCACTTGGTAGCAATGGTGTAAGCTCGCTTTGTAAAACTCTCAAACCCATTTGCATTAAAGCAAGCTCACTTGAGCGTGTATTAATTAAAGTGTTTGATATCTGAAGATCTCGTACTTTGTTTTGAGCTGCCTCAGAGAAAGTACTGCTATCGTACTCTCTCTGTTCGCCGTCAACAAAGACAACAATTTTTTTATTGTCAGTTGAATCACTCATTAGAAAGGCAGGTCGTCCGCTGTTACTTGTGCCGCTGGTGCTGGTGCTGGTTTAGCCCCGACATTGTTTGGCTCAACAAAACTTAAATTAAGAGCTGGTGCTCTGTCATTTTCAGTTTCATTCTTGTATGCAAATACAAGAAGCTCTCTACCGTCAACCTTTACTTTGCCGTTTAAGACATATTTCTTAGAAGAGTCCTCTGTTTTCCAAAGAGCTCCTTTATTATTATCATCATATTCCATTGGCTTCTACCTCCTTTTGGTACCAATCTTCTAAAATTTTAGCAACCTTGTAAGACATACCTCTGTCATAGAACCTATGTCCTTCTTGGCTACTAACCCTTTCAAGATAATCATGAACCTCATGATCAACCCTCGAACTTACTGATTTTTTTGGATTTAAATCATCCATTTTTGTCCTCCACAATTCTTGTATATATTCTAGTATCGCCCTCTGATCTATATCCCTCTACCTCATGGACCGGAATCTCTTTATCTTCGATCAATCTTTTATAATCAATCCTTCCAGTTGCTTGAGTTAGGTGACATTTCACAGATGGGGTTCTAAAAGCTCCGTTGTTTTCACCAATCAACTTTGCTGATATTTCTTTTTTATCAGCATCGAGCTCTTTAATTTTTTGTTGTAGTATTTTTATTTCAAGCATAATGCTTACAAGTTTTTTAGTATCCTCGTTGTCATCTACATCTTTATAAGGAACGCCGGGTTCTTTATATTCAACAGACCAACGTGCAATATTCTCGGGATCTTTCTTAGCTGTGTTATACCAATCAATAAACTCTTTTGCTTTTGGTATATAGATATTTGCCCAATCAGGATCTCTATCAACCCACTCTTGGACATACTCTCCGGTTTCATACCACTGAAAGAACAACATCTCATCTATGTCCATGCACTCCATACCAAGCTGCATTTGATGCCAATAGTTTCTTTTTTGTTTTTTAACATCCTTGATTGGTTTTGTTTGTGGGCATTTAATTTCAACTGCTGCTGGTCCACCTTTTCTACCCTTCAGAAGTATTCCATCCGGGCTCATTCCTAGCCAATCATAATCAGGATGATTCACAAAAGGTGAGTCTTGAATAATATAACCAAGACTCTCTAAAGTTTTAATTGCCTTGGGCTCGTTT